GTCTCTACAACGCAAAGCATATTATACAGAAACATTTGCAAACTTCGAAACTACCGTGCTTGAAGAAGTTCCAGAAGATGTTTCAAATACTTGGATTGATGAACTTACTATTAGACAGTTTAACGAAGAATTAAAAGGCGTATTTCCATACGTATACAACTTAGTAAAAGAAGCAAACAAAGTAGAAGAAGTATCGCCAGAAGAGTTACTAGGCGAAGGTGGCGGACGTGATATGGAGTGTGCTGACTGCGATGGTACAGGCAAAGCTAGGATCAGCGACGACTACTGTAAAACTTGTAAAGGTACTGGAGAATCACAGGTAACTGGCGAAGCAGAACAACACGAAGCTATGGGTAGTGAGTATCACTGTAAAGATTGCGGAGATGTAATGCACAAACCAACAACAAGTTGTTCACATGATGTACATGATGAAAATGGTGATCATTGGGTTGATGATAACGGCAATGGTATTCATGATGCAGACGAAGGCGTAATTGATCCACAAACTGCATATGCTGAAAAGATGGATGCTATTATTGCACAATCAAAACATGAACAAGAGCCAGGAGAAAAACAAATGATGACGGCAGAAGAGCAACAAGCAATATGGGAAAAGTTTTCTAAGTGTGCGGCTGATGCGGCAATGAACGGCGAAAAAGAATTTATGTTTGCAGGTAAAAAATATAAAACTACAATGAGCAAACTAAACGCTGAAAAGATGTTAGGCAAAAGAACAGATGAATTAACATCTGAAGACCAACAATTAAAAGAATTTTTTCCAGCACTAGCATTATTAGTTCCAGCGGCTGGAGCGGCATTAAGATTTGTTGCACCAAGATTACTACCAGGTATGGCAAAAGGTGCAAAAGAAATTTTAAAATTTGGTGCTAAGAATCCAATTAAAACAACTATTGGCGGCGTAGCGGCGGCAAATCCAACTGCAACAAAAGACTTAGCGGTAGGAGCAGTAGACACTGCGGTAGGTATTAAAAAAGGTGTTGATAAAATAGGCGATGTTGCTGACGGTGCTGGAGCATTACTTGGACAAGCAAAATCAGCAATTGATAGTGCAGGCGCAACAGTTGCAAATACAGCAGACGATCTTAAATCAATGGCGGCCGGCGCACTAGATAATATGCCAGATCTATCTAAAGTTACAAGTATTGCAAAACAATATGCTATACCAGGTGCAATAGTTGTTGCACTATTACTAGGCGGATACAAAATATTCCAAATGATATTTGGTGATGACAAAAGAGAAGACGACAATGATGCTACAACAATCGACATCAGTCCAAAAGGAAACGGTGACGAATTGAAGCAAAAGAACGAGATTCCATTAGATGAATTCATTAAAGGTATGTACGATTATACTAGTAATGCTTTCCCTAAAGGTGAAACAGCGGTCTTAACAGCAGTACAAAAACAGTACGGTGATGAGATGGTTGACGAAGCACAAGCAGTAATGACAGACTTATTACGCTTGCAAGATACTGAAATGGCACGTATCCAGGCCCTAGCAGGACTAAGATAACCAAATTTCAGAATAAAGTCAAAATAAAGGTTGACTTTATAAGTACAAGAGTGTATTATATATAAAGTAATGCACATTTAGGCAATACAAAACAGCTATAAGGCAATAAAACACATAGGAGGCTTATATTATGGCAACACTAGCAGAAATCAGAGCTAAACTGAAAGAACAAGAAAGCAACACTGGCGGCAATCGCTCGTCAGGCGGTGACAACGCAATTTTCCCATTTTGGAACATGCAAGAAGGACAGAGTTCAACTCTAAGATTCCTTCCAGATGGAGACGACACAAACACTTTCTTTTGGAAAGAACGTTTGATGATCAAACTTCCATTTGCAGGAATTAAAGGTGAGACAGACTCACGTCCTGTACAAGTGCAAGTTCCGTGTATGGAAATGTACGGACAAACATGCGATATCTTAAATGAGGTACGTGCATGGTTTAAAGATCCAAGTTTAGAAGACATGGGTCGTAAGTACTGGAAAAAGCGTTCATACGTATTTCAAGGATTTGTAACAGAGAATGCTCTTAACGAGGATTCAACACCAGAAAATCCTGTACGTAGGTTCATAATTGGTCCACAAATTTTCCAAATTATTAAAGCGGCACTAATGGATCCAGACATGGAAGAATTACCAACAGATTATACTGCTGGCGTAGACTTCCGTCTTAATAAAACATCCAAAGGTGGTTATGCAGACTATTCAACATCTAACTGGGCACGTAGAGAGCGTCCATTAGCAGATGCTGAAATGAATGCAGTTAATGCAAATGGTTTGTTTAATCTAAGTGATTTCCTTCCAAAACAACCTTCAGAAGTTGAAGTAAAAGTTATGAAGGAAATGTTTGAAGCATCAGTTGATGGTGAAGCATATGACATGGATCGTTTTGGTCAATATTTCCGTCCAGCGGGAATGGCGGCAAGAACAGGTGATCCACAGAACAGAGCGGGTACACCTGCTCCAGCGGCACCACCAGCGGCACCAGCGGCAACTCCAGCACCAGAGGTAGCACCAGTAGCGGCAACTGCTCCAATAGCAGAAGCGGCACCTGTGGCAACTACAGCTGAAGTACCGCCATCAGGCAAAGCTGAAGACATTTTATCAATGATTAGAGCACGTCAATCATAAAATAATTAATCGTTTGTAGGGGATTAATTTCCCCTACATTAGCTTTACACAAGGAGAAACTATGGCTAAATCATTTGACGTTAGTAAGTTCCGTAAGGACTTGACTAAAAGTATAACAGGTATGAGTAGTGGCTTTAATGATCCAACAGATTGGATTAGCACAGGCTCATATGCACTAAACTATCTTATTAGTGGCGACTTTCATAGAGGCGTTCCACTAGGTAAGGTAACAGTGTTTGCAGGAGAATCAGGCGCAGGTAAAAGTTATTTCTGTGCAGGTAATATTGTAAAACACGCACAAGATCAAGGTATCTTTGTAGTATTAATTGACTCAGAGAATGCACTTGATGAAAGTTGGTTACAAGCATTAGACGTTGACACTGGAGAAGATAAACTTCTTAAACTTAATATGTCAATGATCGATGATGTAGCAAAAACTATTAGTACATTTATGATAGACTATAAAGCAATGAACGAAGAAGATCGTCCTAAAGTATTGTTTGTAGTTGACTCATTAGGTATGTTACTAACACCAACAGATGTTGATCAGTTCCAAAAAGGTGATATGAAAGGTGATATGGGTCGTAAGCCTAAAGCACTAACATCACTTGTTAGAAATACTGTTAACATGATTGGTAGTTACAACGTAGGACTAGTATGTACTAACCATACATACGCATCACAAGATATGTTTGATCCAGATGACAAAATCAGTGGTGGACAGGGCTTTATCTATGCATCAAGTATTGTTGTTGCAATGAAAAAGATGAAACTAAAAGAAGATGAAGCTGGTAATAAGATCAGTGAAGTACGTGGTATTAGAGCAGGTTGTAAAGTAATGAAAACTCGTTATGCAAAACCGTTTGAAGGCGTACAAGTAAAGATTCCATACGAAACAGGTATGAATCCTTATAGTGGTCTTATTGAACTGTTTGAAAAGAAAGACTTGTTAGTAAAACAAGGCAATAGACTCAAGTATATCGATCTAAAAGGTGAAGAACATCTTGATTATCGTAAGGCATGGATGACTCCAGAAAAGATGAATCTTATTATGTCAGAATACGACGAGAAAACTACGCCTGTGGTAAATATCGATGAGGATATGCCTGAAGTAGAGGCTGTCGTAGAAGCAGAACTTATTGAACAGGAGTAAAGTATATGGATAGTAGTCTTGTAGTTGACATGTGGAATACGTTTAAAGATAGCATCGATAAAAAAACTATCGAAACAACAGCTGAAACATTTGTAGATACATGTGCCGATTATGGTGCTGATGATCAATGTTTTAGAGATGCACTAGGCAGTTGTGATATCTTAGACAATGCTATTAACTATTATTTAGATCTTGAAGAAGATGTAGATGATGACGAAGAAGATTGGGAAGATTAAATGGGATATTACTCTGAAGTAGCTAGAGATATCAATAAGATTCCCAACGCAATTAAGTTCTTTGAAGACGAACTTATTGAGGCCCGAAGTGAAGTAAAACTAAAAGGCAATGTTGAACGTGCCGCGGCAGAAATGCCCGGTATCGTTGAACAGCGTTTCAATCAGTTACAAGAGATTGAAGCTATATTAAATTATCTAAATATTGAGCTACGTAGATTACGTAGTTCATTTTTTAAGAAATATCTTGAAAGTTATCAACGTGCTTTGTCCAGCAGAGATGTTGAAAAATATGTTGACGGCGAAGCAGACGTTGTTGACTATGAAAAGATTATTAATGAGTTTGCATTACTTCGTAACAAATGGTTAGGCTTGTTGAAAGGTCTTGATCAAAAACAGTGGCAGATAACAAACGTTGTCAAACTGAGAGTTGCGGGTATGGAAGATGCATCAGTATAAATTTCAAATTCCAAAAAGTTCTAAAGAGTTACGTGGACAACTGTTTTCTTATCTTTATAAACATTGTGATGTAAAAACAATAGAACGTCCAGAAGAAATTGAAAAAGATAGGTATCTAGCATTTAGTCATCCGTTTGATGATTGGGTGTTTGATGCTATTCGTAGAGATCCTAGTATTAACTTCTTTCACTTAGATAACGGATACATAGGTAATCATAAACATAAGACACCCGAATATTATAGAATAAGTTATAACTCTTTACAGAACACAAAAGTACGTCCTATACCAGGAAAAGGTCGTGCATGGAAACTTGAAATAGATGAAAGTTTGTGGCAACCTTGGAATAACGAAGGTGAATATGACCTTTTAGTAATGCCTAATAATAGTAACATATTTAAATACTTAGGTGAAGATTACCACACATGGCGAAGAGATACAATATGTTGGTATGACAGTCTTCCAGGAAAATTAATTATACGAGAAAAAGAAGGCAAACGTAGACAACGTTTTCAAGAGATACTTCCTATGATGATGAAAGCTAAAAAAGTAATTACATATCATAGTATGGCAGTAGTTGAAGCATTGTGTTTAGGCAAGCCAATTGAAGTATTAGGACAAAGTGCAGTACAGCATTGGGAAAAACAATATGGTTTTGATAGAACAGAAATGTTAGAACATATTGCACACAGTCAATTTAAAAGAGATGAATATGCAAATGGTGATGCTTGGGCAGTAACATTTAAATATCAAGTGGAGCAATAATGTATACTGAAATAGACGGATGGCGATCACTTAAAAATGATATTTGTTTAAAGAGTGCAAAGAAGCAAGGTAATGGCGATATTAACAATTACCAAAATATAGAATTAATGACAGCAATGAGCTATTGTGCTAAGTGGCGTACAGCAGTTGATGTCGGTGCACATGTAGGTATCACAGCATTTCAAATGGCAAAAAGTTTTGAACATGTACACGCATATGAAATTAATCCAAAAATTTACGAATGTATGAACTATAACTTAGAGTCTCGTGCAGTAGGTAACGTAACAACATATCCTGTAGGACTTGGACAACGCAAACATAATGTTTCTATTAAAACAACAAATAAAAGTTTTAGTACACACGTTGCTCCAGATGTTGAAGGAGGCGATATACCAATTATGCCTTTAGATTTTTATAATTTAGAAGATGTTGATTTTATCAAAATTGATGCAGAAGGGTATGAACCTTTTGTTGCACAAGGTGGCCTTGAAACTATTAAACGTTGCTCACCAATTATACTTTACGAATGTAAAGACCACCCAATACGTTATGGACATAACGCTGACACAATTAGACACATACTTGCACCACTTGGATATAGAATGATTAGAAAAATTGGCAGAGGAGAAAAAAATGCCATTATCGGATATAGACCAGGGATAGCAATTGATGTTTAAACTTCCTGAACTAAGAGGACATATGTGTCCTAGAGAAGAACCAAATATAATATACTTTAGTTGCGACTACGATTACTTTGATCGACATGGATTTGCACTACAACAAAGTATTAATAGAACAGTAGGTTGGGTACACGTACATTGTCATATTATTAATGAAGGGAATATTGATCACGCTCTCTTAAAAGACTTAATGGGCAGATACAAATTTACATATACTTGGGAAGATACTAACGAACAGTTTTATAAAGACTTGCCTAAAAATAAAAATATGATGGGCGAAGGAATGCAAATTTTTAAAACTAGTGATATAGATTATATTGCTAGACGTACATACTTGGCTAGTGTAAGATTCATACGTATGGCAGAAATATTTACATACCCACACCAAAGAGTATTACAGATTGATTGCGACAGTATATTACGTAACGGTTTCCACGGACACGAGTTTGAAGAAGTAACTAATGTTGTTGGTGTTATGCCTAAGCCAAAAGAACAACATATTTTTATTGCTAGTGCATTAAGTCCAGGCATAGATATTAAAGGTATCGAATGGCGTAACTTATTTGCTAGAAGAATGATTACAGCATTTGAAAACGGATGTTATTGGTTTGTAGATCAAGTAGTACTACGACAAGTAATGGCTGAATGGAAGAATATGGGTAACGATTACAATCATATTGGATATAACTGGAATAGTTGGGGTATTAAAAAGAATAATGTTTTTAGTACAGGTAAAGGTAATAAAAAAGAAGGTTTGAAGTTTAAACAAGCACAATTAAAATGGTTACCACATCACTGGTATAAAGTAGTAATGAAAGAAATACAGGTAGAAACAACAAAATGATTGGATACATAATCTATCTACCAAGTTATCCTAATAGTGTTAGTATGGCTAGTCGTGCATTAGAAACAGGAACTAAACATGGTTGGAATTTAGAATTGTATGAAGGCGTTAACGGTATGAAACAAGGCCTTGCTGATTGTAATTTAAAAGTATACCAACATAAAAAAGCAGAGCGTTTGCTTGCTCGACCAGGTACACAAGGATGTTTTTTAAGCCAATACTTGTTGTGGCAAAAATGCCACGAAACAAATACACCAATATGTATATTTGAACATGATGTTGTTTTTAAAAAACCAATGGGAGAATATGAAGACTGTGATGTATATAAGTTTGAAGGATTTAAAAAAGCAAAACCTATACCTCCTGGCAACTGGTATGAAGGTGCTAGAGCTTATCGTATTACACCATACGGAGCAAAGAAGATATTAAACTGGGTACATGCTAACGGAGCAATGCCCGCAGACTGGATGCTATGCGATGGAATTGTGGATATGAAGTTCGATAAGTATAGTAAAGTTACATACAAAACAAACGTAAGTTTTACAAAGGATCTATCATGAAGAGAATGATTTATCAAGTAGCAGTTGGCGCACAAAGCAAACTGTACTTGCATTGTATTGAAAGTGTAAGACAATACTGTGCAAAATACGGTATTGAACATATTGTACAAAACGATCCAATCTTAAAAATTAGGCCAGACATGGCTGTAACAGGACGTAGTAAAGAAGCCGTTGAGCGTCTTGGCTACATGCCTATATACGAAAAAGAAAATGCGTTTACACACTTACACAAATATGATCAAGTTGCAATAGTTGACAGTGACATTTATATTCGACCAACTGCACCAAATATATTTGAAGACTTAACAAATGAATATGCGTTTGGTGCTGTAGCAGAACGTGAACTGCCTTGTGCTAAAAAATACAAAAGCAAAATTAGAAAATATTCGAAAGCCGCATTTGAAAACCTTACAGATGTAGATTGGAAATGGGATCATAGAGGTGCTGAGTTTTATAATATGGGAATGATGGTAATTAATTGTCAAAAATTTTTACCATTCTTACAAGGACAAACAGCAGAACAGTTTATACGTAGGCCAGAGTTTAAAGACTTTGTTGACGGTATTGGGTATCGCAAATGGTCAACCGATCAAATGTTACTCAACTATTGGGTAAAGAAAGAAAAGATTCCTACACTTAATATGGACTGGAGATGGAATGGATTGTTTAAAGGTATTGATGATGCACAAATACCTAAGGCATATTTTATACATTTTTTCTTAAAAGATCTATTACCACAAAAAGGTGAGAACGTTGAAGACTTGATGCGGGTGATAAATTGAAACACTTAGTAATGAGAGCATATAGTACTGTAAAGAAAAACTTTCACTACGGTGCACCTGGATTAGGAGACAGGATACACAGTGTATTACTATCATACAACTACGGACTAATAGAAAAAAGTCCAGTAACTTTACATCTTACAAAGTATCAATGGAATAGGCACAAGCCAGAAAGTTGGCCAGAGATAATAAGTTTATTTCCTAAAGGAAGTGTTGCAATTATGCCACACCTTGATTGTGAGCCTACAGATAATGTAGACTTTGTTAACTATGTAAGACGTACTTACAACGGACATGCACAAATATATGCAGACTATCCGCAACGCTTTGAACCAAAAGAAGGCGTTGACTTAACGCCATACCTTACACACTTTCCGCAATTAGAAGCAGAACCACAAGACATTAAACTTCCTAAAAAGTTTATTACAGTACAATTTGATAGCACGTCTAAGAAGCGTATGATTAAGCCTAAACAACGCCAAGCAATACTAGACAAGTATAAAGACTACGAAATAGTTGTAGTAGGTGGAGAATCAAAAGATGTACTATTAAGAGATAGTCTAAAACATATTGCATACGCTATGTCAAAAGCAACTTATCATGTTGGTGTTGACAGTGGCTTTTTGCATATGTCACAAGTTTACTTTCTTCCAGAGAACATTCACATATATACACTGAGCCCTAAGGACCGCTGGAGTCATCACATGCATAGGGCTAAAGATAACGGGATTAAAATAAATGATGGTATCAATTGAAGTATCTGTTGGCGAACTATTTGACAAGATTACTATACTTAAGATTAAACAAAAGAAACTTATAAACCAAAACCAACTTGCAAACGTCAATAAAGAATTAGAATATTTAGAAGACAAAGCATTTACTAATGACCCAGAAGTTAATGTACTAGTAGAACAACTACAAGAAATTAACGAACAATTATGGGACATTGAAAACGGAAAACGTAAGTGTGAAGCTGATAAAAGTTTTGGATCAAAGTTTGTAGAACTTGCTAGAGATGTGTATATTAAAAATGATGATCGTGCAACAATTAAAAAATTAATTAACGTAATTACAAAGTCAAGTATTGTAGAAGAAAAAGAATATACAAGGTACGAATGAAATATTTTACTAGAAAAATGATTGCACACAAAGATCTAAACAGTAACGGCACACTGTTTGGAGGTCGTGTGTTAGACTGGATAGACGAAGAGGCTTACATTTATTGTAGCTGTCAGTTAGACAACGACAGAGTCGTTACAAGAGCAATGAGTAATATTGATTTCCACCATAGTGCAATACGAGGTGATATAATTGAAATTGGAATGGAGACTGTTAAACTAGGTACTACAAGCATAACTATTAAGTGTGATGTAAGGAATAAGCGAACAGAAAAAACAATTACAAGTGTAGATAGAATTGTTTTTGTAAACTTAGGAAAAGATGGTAGACCATCTCCGCATGGAATTAAAAAATGAAAAAACTGTTTATACATATTCCAAAAAATGCTGGTATGACTATACGTGGCAGTGAGTCATTCTTAGAACATATTATTCCTGTGCATCGCAAATGGATTGCAAATTTTAAAGACTTTAAACATACTATGGAAAGTTATAATGAACGTGATGTTAAAGGTGTAGAACATGCACGTTGGAGAGATGTTAGTAGTCATATTACAGATCAACATCAAGCGTTTGCTGTTGTACGTAATCCTTGGAGCAAAGTTGTTAGTAGATATTTGTTTGCTAAAGAAGCAGTACAAAGAGGTAATATAGATCCATCATACGCTGATACACGCTCACTAGAACATTTTTTAGGTGAACGTAATAAATGGATTGATAAAAAATATACATGGTATAGAGCTGTTAGAGGGTGGCATCCTCAGCTTGATCATGTAGTAGATAATGAAGGTAATGTACGTTGTGACATACTACGTGTTGAAAACTTAAAACAAGATACTATGGCATATTTTGGTATGACGGAAATGCCAAGGTCAAGAAACGTAACAAGTATTAAAGAAGACTACAGAACATTGTACAACAGCAACACAATGCAACGTGTAGCAAAATGGTATAAGAAAGATATCGATCATTGGGACTTTGATTTTGATACAGGAGCAAGGAAAAATATATGGGCTGGAAAGATTACAAACTAGTTACATTTGGCTGTAGCTTTACATACGGTCATGGGCTTTCAGATTGCATAGCTGAAGATGGTTCAAATGGACCTACAGCTAGTAAGCAAGCATGGCCTAGCATATTAGGCAAACTTCAAGGAATGAAAATTGACAATGCATCAGAGCCAGGGTCAAGCAACTTAATGATCACTAAAGCAATAGTTGATTACTCTAAGTATACAAAAAATACAGTAGTAGTTGTTATGTGGTCAAACAACGATAGAGAAACTATTTACAGTGACTATAACAAACGAAAATTACATATGTTACCTGGATTTTTAGATGATCACATGCCTAGAACTTTTTGGTTTGATAAAGACAAAAACAATTTTAAGAAAACAGTAACAACATATTACGAAAATTATCATGAAGACTGGAACGCAACATTAAACCAAATGATTAGAATGAATTTTGTACATGCATTCCTTAAAAACAAAGGCATCAAAAGTTTTCATGTACAATCTAGACAACATGCAACAGACTTTAATTACTTTGACAAATTCTTATTAAAGAATCTTAATTTTAAATATTTTAATTACAAAAAAGATTTTTTTATAGATGATGCATTAGATATACCTAAGCCGCATCCAGGTCCAAGAAGTCATGAACTCATAGCAACTAATATACAACATTGGTTTTTCAAATGAATATAGCAATTTGTATTAGCGGAGTTAATAACAAAGGTAGTAACATTGTAGAACAACTACGACAAAAACTTCCAGGCTGTAATTTTTATTATCATACATGGACTAATAGAACAAATCTTATTCCACAAGACATGCACGAACGATTGTCTACAATGCATTACCCTAAATGGCATTATCATCCTATGGAAGTATCACCACAGTCTAAGCATGCCAAGTACGCACAGTATGTAAAATCAAAAGAATTATTTGACGATTTGTATTTTGGCATTGCTCCAATTATTGCACATGCTGATCATGTTACTAAGATTCCGCAACATCATGATTTAATTATTAGAGTTGATTGGAACACACAAATAGATAGACAAGTTGACCTGCACAATTGGTTACGCATGGCGCATGAAAAAGGACCTGTAGGTTTTATGACAAGACCAAATAGAGGACCTAAGTTTGGCTCAGGGTTAATAGAACAAGTAGATAAGACTAATCCACATGATGATTGGCACGGATTTTTACCTTGCGATTTTTTAATACATCATCGTAAACATTTTGATCGTGCGTTAGTACGTAAGTTAGTTAAAGAACATAAACTATATCCTAATGAATGGGGTTGGTATCAAGTAATGAGCGAATGGACTAATGATATACATACCAGTATGCATGGCTTCGTACAAAAGATAAAATAAGTAATTATAGGAGAGCATATTATGATGTTTGGCAAAAATCCAGGAACAGACGCAACCTGGAAGCGTATACCAGAGTATAGTGTAGGAGCAGAGTTAGGAGTTTGGAAGGGCGAAAGTTCTGTTAAGTTCTTAAAACGTGCTAGCCACATACACTTAGTTGACGCATGGGCACCTGAAGTATTTGAAGGATCAAATGAATTTGGCGGTTACCAAGCATACTTAGAACGCTATTCAAAACTTACAGGAGAAGCAACTACAGAAGGCTTCCAAAGATATTATGATAAGATATACGAAGGTGTAAAAAAGAGTTTTTACGGTAGACCTGTAACAATACATCGCATGTCAACAGCACAATGGTTTGATACATTTGATCAAAAACTAGATTGGATATATGTAGATGCAAGTCATGGATATGAAGGTTGCTTACACGACTTAACAAGAGCTGTTGGTATGATTAAGCCTGGCGGAAAACTATTTGGTGACGATTATGGACCTAACAAACTAGGTGTAAAAAATGCTGTAGATCAATTTATTAAGAACACAGGATACACACTAAACAACTTCCACGACGATCAATTTGAGGTACAGCTATGAGTATTATGGAACAACTATTTGACAAGTATGGGTGCGAAAAAATATGGCACAGCTACAGCGACTTGTATGAAGCAGACTTTGAACCAATACGTAATGATGCTGTTAATATTTTAGAAGTAGGAACATTTAGAGGCGAAAGTATTAATGTATGGTTAGAATATTTTCCTAACGCTACAATTTACACTATTGATACGTTTGGTAGAGTTGCGCCTGAAGACTTGTCTATGCTTAAAGATCCAAGAGTAAGTTATGCTAAACTAGACAGTACTGCTCCTGAATGTAACGAACACTTCAAAGCATTAGGACAGAAGTTTGATTTTATTATTGACGACGGATTACATACTCCTGAAGGACAACAAAAAACTTTTGACAATCTTATAGAGTTTACAGACACTTATTATGTTGAAGATGTATGGAACTTAGATAAAGTTAAAATGAGTCATCCTTGGATTAAAAGTCATCCAACTGATTTTACATCTAAAAAATGGAACAAACTACTTGAATCAGTAGGCAAATATACAGTTACACATCACGACTGGCGTTCAAAGAAAAAGCAAGATAGTTATATCTTAAAAGTTGTAAAATGAAAGCATTTGTAATATCTATCCCGGGCCATCAAGACAGTCAGATACATGCTGATACTTGTATTCAATCTGTAAAAGATACAAACTCAGAACTAGACATTGAAAAGTTTACTGCTATTGTTCCTGAAACAATGTGGCAAGTAGATTGGAAATGGCCTTACACTAAGAAAAAAGTTTGTCCAACAACAGGCATGACTCTTAAAGCATACAAGACATACGATATGTCCAAACGTATTGCGGCCGCAGGCAGTCATTATAAACTATGGCAAAAGAGTGTTGAGCTTAATGAAACTATTATGATACTTGAACATGATGCTATCTTTACAAGACAATTTAAGCCATTTAAGTTTGAAGGCGGTGCTATTAGTATTAACAATCCAGACCATGCTACATTTAATTGGAAGCTATACGACAAACTAGATAACTCAGGCGAACAAGAAGTTCCTTGGGTAGCAGACAAAAATATTCCACAAGGATTACCGGGACATAGTGCTTATATTATCAAGCCAGATGCCGCAGAAAAGATATGTAGTTTGCAAGACACAATTGGCTGGTGGCCTAATGATGCTATTATGTGCAAACAACTATGCACATGGTTACGTTCATACAAACCATATTTTACAAAAGTACAAGGGATAAAGTCAACAACAAGCAAATGATAAATTTACCAGAATATAGAAGCGACAGAAGTTTACAAAACTGCACAGGCGGAGATCTTCAATGGGCACAATCGATTCTTTTTGATGAATATACTGAATTTTGGACAAAGTATCATAGTGATACTGTATATGCTATGGAAGGATACTTTCCTCCTAAAGATCGTAAAACAGCAGAAAAAGTTGCCTTTATAAACTATTTAAATTTAAAAAATAAAAGCAAATATAAGATACTAGACATTGGTACAGGTTCAGGACAGTTTGTAAAGCTATGTAATACATTAGGACATACTGCAACAGGAACTGAAGTACAAAAGCGTTTAGACGATCCTGTATATAAAATACATCAACACTATGATTTAAAATTATTTGAACTACAACTTATGCCTAGTGAATATGTTAAGTTACCTGATACATATGATGTTATAACATTACTACGTACACAGTTTAACGATATTCGTACACGAGAATATAAAGAAGCAGACTGGCACTACTGGAAAGATAATATGTTTGACTATCTTAATCCAGGCGGACAGTTGTTTTTAAAAACAAATTTAAAGTTTCAAAAGTCAGTGATAGGCGGAATGCAAACAGAAATAATGAAAGCATTTGGAAAACCTATCAAAGGTTTTAACAGTTACACCTACCATTTCACAAAACACTAGTTAACTACTCACATAAATATCAGTATGGACGTAGTATTAGTTACAGGTGGATTTGACCCACTACACTCAGGACACTTGGCTTATTTCAAAGCCGCAAAAGAATTAGGTGACAAACTAGTTGTTGGTATTAATAGTGACGAGTGGCTCACACGCAAAAAAGGCAGACCATTTATGCCGTTTCAAGAACGTGCTGAGATTATCAAAGGATTATCTATAGTTGATCAAATTATTAGTTTTGATGATTCGGATGATACAGCATGTGGTGCAATTTATAAAACACTAGCAACACATGGTGACATAAAAATTATTTTCGCTAATGGCGGCGATAGAACAGACGCTAACATTCCTGAGATGTCTACATACGAAAGCACACGTTATGTTGATTTTGTATTTGGTGTTGGTGGAGAAGATAAAAAGAATTCAAGCAGTTGGATACTTAAAGAATGGAAAGCACCTAAGATAGAACGTGAATGGGGACACTATAGAGAACTATATCAAGGAGAAGGCTTTCAAGTTAAAGAACTTGTTATTGCTCCGCATAGTAAACTTAGTATGCAACGACACAAACATCGTAGTGAAACATGGAACATAGTAAGTGGTAACGCACATATTAAGATGAATCATAGAAGTGGCGATCCATTTGATGGCTGTGTTGTACACAAACTACATCCTGCTAATCCTGTAGATATTCCAAAAGAAGTTTGGCACCAAGGATGTAACGATAGTGATGAGCCTGCACACATTGTAGAAGTGTGGAAAGGTGAAACAGATAAGTTGATAGAAGATGATATAGAAAGGTATGATCCATGAAAGTATTCGTAGGATATGACACTAGAGAAGATATTGCTTACCAAGTATGTAAGCACAGTATTCTTGCAAGGAGTAAAGACGCTGAAGTAATTCCGCTTAAACAACAAGAACTAAGAGATGCCGGTTGGTACAAAAGACCTGTTGATAAACTTGCAAGTACAGAATTTACATTTACACGTTTCCTTATTCCTGAGCTAACTAATTTTAAAGGTTGGGCAGTGTTTATGGATAGTGATATGATATTAACAACAGACATTGCAGAACTGTTTGCACAAGCAGATGACAAGTACGCTATTATGTGTGTACAACATGATTATAAAGTAACTGAAACTACAAAGATGGATGGACAAAAACAAACAATCTATCCACGTAAAAATTGGAGTTCAATGGTATTATGGAACTGCGGACACCCTAGTAACAAAGTTGTTGATCAAGACTTTGTAAACGAAACTGAACTTAATGGTGCATACATGCATCGCTTTAGTTGGTTGAAAGATGAAGAAATTGGTAGCATAGATCACACATGGAACTACTTAGTAGGTGTATATGATGATATAAAAATGCCAAAACTAATACACTATACTGAAGGTGGCCCTTGGTTTGAAAATTATAGAGACTGTGAATTTCATGCTGAATGGAAAAATGAATTATTTAATATGATGGAAGATGAGGTATAATATATATGGATAGGTATGCAAAGAAACCAGACGGTACTGAAATACCTAAGATGTTAATGCTAAATGGTGACGATGAAATTATGAAGCATTGGCAACATGGTACTAACGCTTTAGTAATTGATAGGAAACAAATATCAAGTAAAATTAATGAAAGTCCTTGGCCTAATGATATTCCTGTAGCGTTTCGTAGCATGACTAAACGCAAAGAAATTTGGAAGTGTTGGGAAACTGGTAGACCGTTTTATTACATCGACAACGGATACATGGGCAACTTAATGAAGAAGAAAAAGTATTATAGAGTTGTAAAAAATAATATCCAACATACAAAAATAAAACCAAATACACCTAATGATAGATATCTTGATCTATGCCAGTTTGCTCCATACATGAACTATTACGGACGTAAACCACTACAAGGTGGTCCTATTTTATTAGTTACACCAAGTGAAAAGCCCTGCCAATTTTATAATATTGATAAAAATACATGGCTTGAAGAAACAAAAATAGAACTTCGTAAACATACAGATCGTCCAATTATTGTTAGAGAAAAAGGATTGCGACCAGATAGGATTAGAGATAACAGTGTTGCCGCTCAATGTGCAAGAGATCAAATCTATGCAGTAGTAACATATCAAAGTATGGCCGCACTAGAAGCAATACACTATGGTATTCCTGCATTTACAACAGCTCTTAGTTGTGTTGATAGTGTTGCTAATCGTAACTTAGCAGATATAGAAAATCCAAATTATCCAGCAGAAGATAAATTTTTAAACGTAATGCATTACCTTGCTTATTGTCAATATACATTAGATGAAATGAATAGGGGTGTTGCATTGAAGATGATAGAGGAGATGGAGTTATATGACTAATCCATTAAAAGTTAATGCATATATGAATGCAATCCCTCCAGGAAATAAAAATCCTGAAAAGCCTAAGCTATTAGAATACTTCGTTGAAGGCGTACAAGCATCAGGCGATAAAGGAAGAATTATTAATTCTTATACATATGAACCGTCAGATGTTGCTGTACTGCAAGGCTTTGTACATCCAGGAAGTAAGCATGTACCACATTTAAATTTAAGACGTAATGTATTAGATGGGCAAGCAGATATTAGTAAAAGAACTATTATTGCTGATAGTAATTTATTTCTAGCATACGATAAGGGCAATACAAAAACTTACTTACGGTATAGTTACGATGGCATTTTTCCTAATACAGGAGAATATTGTGATAGTCAAATTTTACCACAGCGTTGGGCAAACTTAAGAGATGATTTAGGTCTTGTACTAAAACCCTATAAAAAGTATGGAGATTACATTTTAATTACATGTCAAAGAGATCAAGGTTGGAGTATGGACGGACTATCTGTAATCAATTGGTTACATGTATTGTTACAAGAAATTAGAAGATATACTGATAGAAAAATATTAGTTAGGTTTCATCCAGGTGATAAAAAAGTTGCAAAGCATGTACAGCAACTAAGAGCAATTGGACATAAGGTAGATATATCAAGTCCTACTAGCACACTACTAAAAGATTTGCACGATGCATATGCTGTGATCAGTTACAATAGTAGCCCAGCAGTTGTAGCGGCAATTGAAGGCGTTCCTATCTTTGTACTTGATCCAAAAAGAAGTCAGTCAGCAGAAGTTGCAAATAGACATCTTAAGGATATCGAAAATCCAGAACTTGACTTTGATAGGGAAGCATGGTTAAGAAGACTAGCAATGATGCATTGGCGATTAGATGAACTACGCTCGGGAGAGTGTTGGAGACATATGAGGAGTTGGGCAAACAGATGAAAGAAATAACAGTACTAACAACATTCCATCAACCAGGATTAGAAAAATACGGACAGCGTATGATTAATAGCTTTGCTGAAAAAGTCGATCCTAGAATTAAATTAATTGTATATGCAGAGGATTGTAAACCTAATAATCCTAACGAAGAAAATATTTTAATTCTAGATGCAAAACAGTCTTTACCTAAACTAAATGCATTTAAAGCACGTTGGGGCAATGTAGACAAAGCAAATGGTATTCCACCAGATGATATTAAAGCAAGACGTCCACGTGATTGGCATAAGAAGTTTAAGTGGGACGCAGTACGTTTCGCTAATAAAGTTTATGCTGTATTTGATGCATGTGAAAATAATAAAGACTGGGTAGTGTGGATGGACGCTGATACATTTGTACACAGCAATTGGAGTTATGAACAGTTTGCTGAACAACTACCAGATGATAAATGGATTACATATGTTGGTCGAGGTAAAGGGTCACAAACATGGCCAGAGTGCGGCTTCTATGGTATGAATATGAATCATCCAATGTGCGTACAGTTTTTAAAAGAGTTTGAAAGATTTTACGAAGATGCAGATAATGGTATCTTTGAATTAGAAGAATGGCACGACAGTTACGTGTTTGGACACATACTAAACTTAATGAGAAACATTGATGCTAGTGTACATGATTACAGTGAACACATTTATGTACAGACTGCTAAGACTGGTGGAGGAGGACATCCACTTATTAACAGTGACTTAGGCAAATGGATTGATCATATGAAAGGCGGCCGCAAGGACGATGGACATTCGAAGCGTAAAGACCTAATGGGTAATCGCAACGAAGCGTATTGGAATGAAATTTAGTTTATGGACGCAGTATGGCGCACTCAATAGTAAGCCTGTTTTTGATGCTTTTGCAAATAGCCTTAACAATAACGGGCATGATGTTGCTTATAATGATCTTAGTGCCGATGTTAATGTTATTTGGAGCGTGTTGTTTAATGGAAGAATGGCTGGAAACAAAGCAGTCTGGGAACAACAAAAACCAACAATAGTATTAGAAGTAGGAGGCATTAATCGTGGCACTACATGGAAGGTAGGACTAAATGGGATTAATAGAGATGCTTACTTTGGCCCTAGTGGTAATAGCTCTGATCGTATGCGTTTACTCGGCTTACAAGTAAAACCTTGGAAGTATAGCGGCGAACATATTCTTATAGCAGGACAACATGATAAGAGTTTACAATGGAAAGATATGCCCTCAATGTCTACTTGGGTACACGACACAATAACATTTATTCGAGCTCAAACTGATCGACCTATTATATTTAGACCGCACCCACGCTGTCCTTTACCTGCTATCGAACACGACTTCAAAGGTGTAAAAAGACAAGAACCCTTACAAATTAAAGGGTCTTATGATGACTTTGATATGCAATTCAATAACATATGGGCTACAGTTAGTTGGTCAAGTAACCCAGGTATACACAGTATAATTAACGGTGTACCTGCATTTACTGGTCCAAGCAGTCTTGCATTTGATGTAGCAGAACAAAACTTACGTAATATTGAGAATCCTTTATATGGTGATAGAACACAATGGCTTAATGACTATGCACACACCGAATATACTATTGGAGAAATATCACAAGGAATTCCACTAAAACACTTGACTTCTAAGTTAATTTAAGTTATAATACATATATGAACTTAGAAAAACCATCTACGTGTGAGGACTGCTTATCTTTTTTACTTAAAGAAGGACAAGCATCGATACCAGATAAAGGTATATTAGTTAGTCTCAATAAGCAGTTATCTAAAAAAATTGCACTAACTGATAGACAATATGCATTGTTAAAAGGCAAGTTGCTAAACTATTCTAGGTGTTGGCAACAAAATGATATTGACGAAAGTGTATTAGATAATTTAAAATATCCATTAAGAGAAATAGATAGAGCACATTGGATTAAAATACTTGATTATCAAGATAAAGAAGTAATTGGTATTAGGTTTCCTTTTAATAAAAAAGTTATTGATAGAATAGAAGACTTACGTAAGTTAGATACCTATAATCAAAAAAGTCATTACTATAAAGATAATACACATTGTTTTCCGTTAACACCTAAAAATATATTTCAAATAGTTGAAATAGCAAATAGGTTTAATACTAAATTTACTGTACAGGATGATATAATTAATATCTATAATCAGCTGTTAGAATATGAAAAGAATAAAGATGATTACATACCAGGTGTATATGATTATACCGTTTCAAATATTCCAGATATAGCAAAAGAAAATTTAAAAAACGAATTAGGAGAGTGTGACAAAGATACATTATCACTATACTACGACCGAAGATACTTGTACGGATTAAAAGAATTTAATCAGCATCTAGTTGATGAAAGTATAAAGCAACACAGTATTATAGCTCAAACTATTATTAAAAGAGATAATGCAGTTGTGCTACTTAACAATAAAAGTGTAAACTTAAATGACTTATTATCAGCAATACCTGAAATTAATAGGCTACCTATGCTTGTCTCGCTTAACCCAGATAATGCACACGATACATTGTTTGCAGTACATAATGTACTTAAACACATCATACCTACTGAACAAATGAGTGTAATGTTTAGGAAACTAGGCAATGATCCAATTAATGAATATATTAAAGAACAAAAACTTAATAATATGGTTGACAAAGCCACCAAAGTAGTGTATATTAGTAGTATAAAATTACCAAAGCCGTTATTACAAGCAAATTGGAAAGCGAGCTGTGTTCTATCTTTTGATAGTTCTAAGTTAACATTTAACAATGTAACTAATTATGTAGACGGATTTGATTTGCGTATTACATATGATGAGATTGCAATTGGTGGACTTTGGGATAGAGGCGAGAGGAGATATATACGTGCGAACATGTAAACTAGTCATTGAAGACGAAGTGAATATTAAACTAGAAGGACTAGAGGTAGATGTACGGAGAAAACTTGCAAGTGCATTAAAGTTTGAAGTACCGTATGCACGTTATATGCCACAATACAAATTAGGACGTTGGGATGGCAAAGTAGCTTTCTTTGGTATTGGAGGCACAGGGTATGTTAATCATCTTAATGTAGTACAAGATGTTCTTGCAAAAAATAATGTAGAAATAAGTGACATTGAAGACAGAAGACATCCTATTGATTTAAAATTTACACATTGTAATGAACGCTATTGGGCAGACCAAGGCGTATGTTGGCCAGAAGGTCATCCAGCAGAAGGCGAAGAAATTATCCTGCGTGATTATCAAGTTGAAGCTATTAATAATTTTCTTGATAATCCGCAGAGCTTGCAACAGATCGCTACTGGTGCAGGCAAGACTATCACCACAGCAACACTAAGTCATATGACAGAGAAATACGGGCGTAGCCTTGTTATTGTCCCCAATAAAAGTCTCGTCGAGCAAACGGAAGAGGACTACATTAATTGTAATCTAGATGTGGGTGTGTACTTTGGTGATAGGAAACAATTAGGTAAGACTCATACTATTTGTACTTGGCAAAGTTTAAATATACTTGACAAGAAGAATAAAGATGGCTCAGCAATGTTATCATTAGCAGAGTTTCTTGAAGGTGTGAACACAATTATTATTGATGAAGTACACCAAGCAAAAGCAGAAGTACTTAAAAACTTGTTAACACGTAACCTACGTAATGCTCCAATCCGTTGGGGACTTACTGGTACTGTTCCAAAAGAGAAGTTTGAGTTTGAAAGTATACATGCAAGTTTAGGTCCTGTGATAGGCAACATTACAGCAAAAGAATTACAAGACAAAGGCGTACTATCAAACTGTCATGTTAATGTGTGTCAGTTAATTGATACTGTAGCACATAGCGATTATCAATCAGAATTAAAATATCTTGTTACTAATACTGCACGTATAGAATATATGGCAAAGTTATTAGATAAGATATCACAATCAGGCAATACTCTAATCCTTGTTGATAGGATTAGTGCAGGCGAAATGTTAGCAGAGCTAATACCAGACAGCACCTTCGTAAGCGGAAGTGTTAAAGTTAAAGACCGAAAAGAGACTTATGATGAAATACGTGAAGGAACTAATAAGGTCATTATCGCAACTTACGGAGTTGCGGCAGTGGGGCTTAATATACCTAGGATTTTTAATCTTGTACTTATTGAACCTGGAAAATCTTTTGTTCGGGTAATTCAGTCAATTGGTAGAGGTGTCCGTAAGGCAAAAGATAAAGACTTCGTACAAATATGGGACTTGACATCTACATGCAAGTTTGCGAAGCGACATCTGACTCAACGTAAAAAGTTTTACAAAGAGGCAGAGTATCCTTTTACAATTGAAAAAATAGACTGGAACTAATATATGCAAATATTAACATTAGAAAATGAAGCATTAGATTTAAACACTTTACCTGATCAAATTGAGGAAGATATTAGATTTAGTGTATTAGATAATTCGGATAAAGAAAATCCTGATTTCTTTTACATTCCTTTAATTTTCTTAGAATCATTTAGCTCGCCTGGCGTTGTTTTAAAAGTTGGCGAGACAGAAATACAAATGCCAATTGATTGGCACATTGCTGTAGGCTGTAGCGAAAGCGGAAACGACTTAGAAGTGTTACCACTAACAAGTATAGGTGATAGAGGATTTGAAGCATTTTTATTTAATCCACTAGCCAGCTTCAAACCTGAGTTTGGAGAAGTAAAGGTAATTAATTATTACAACGATGTTAAATGGTACTTCCCTAAGATGCGTAATGGACAACTTCTTACTGTACCTATGGAAACAAAGAAAGAGCCATTATGTGCATTTTTCATCAAAGACATTACAAGGCAAACGGAAGTAATAAAATATGGAGAATTATTCTAAAATGAAAGCAGGAAAAATTTGGGGTCAAACAGAATTGATCCACGCAAACGGTGTACTAGAATTTCACCGTATTGAATACAAAGCAGGATACAAATGTTCAGAACATGAACACGAATTTAAATGGAACGGATTCTTTGTTGAATCGGGCAAGATGATTGTCCGTGTTTGGCAAGATGATCAAGATGGTCTCGTAGATGAAACCATTCTTGAAGCAGGGGATTTTACACAGGTTAAACCAGGTAAGATCCATCAGTTTGAAGGTCTCGAAGATGGAGTAGCCTTTGAACTTTATTGGGCAGAATTTAATCACAATGATATTGTGCGTAGATCTGTCGGAACAAAAGTAAAATAACAGGAGAACATATGTTAACAAAACTTTTAGAAGGTGTAGACAAGACGCTTGTTAGGAATCTTGTGATTCTACACACCCTAGTAATTGCAGTAAGTAATTACTTGGTAACAATTAGATTTGATCTATTCCCAGGGGCAGAGTTGCCTTTGTTTGGATCATTTCCATTAGCGGCGGCGGCATTTACATTTCCGATCGTTGTTGTAGCAACTGACTTGACTGTAAGACTTGTTGGTAAAGAAGCAGGTAGAGCTGTTGTAGCAATGGCAATTATTCCAGCTATTGTAGCATCAGTACTAGTACTATTAGCACTAGGTGATGAACATGCATACAGAGTAGGTTTTGCATCAGGTACTGCATACGCAATTGGTACAATGCTTGACGTATATGTATTCCAAGCAATTAGAGAACGTTCAAATGCATGGTGGGCGGCACCAGCACTTTCAACAGTTGTTGCAAACGTTATTGACACATACTCATTCTTTTATGTGGCATTTGCAGGTTCAACAGACGCTGAAGGCAAACTAACTTGGATTGGTGAAAACTGGCACATTGTTGCACAGAACAATACACTGACTAAGATTGCAGTTGGTTTAATTGTATTCCTTCCAGCATATGGATTATTACTTTCTTACTTAGGTAAAAAAGTTGCAACAGAACCATTAGTACTTAAAGACGAAGTAGTTGAAAAGCCTAAGGCTAAGAAAAGAACTACAAAGAAAAAGACATAATTGATATGGGTAATCTTATACCCAATCAAGCATTGATATATGAGCGTAGCGACGGTGTTGTCTACGCTCATTATCGCGACCCACCACATAACAAAATACCGCGTTGGGTAATAGGTGGTGAACCAGATTCAACTGCAAGAGCATTAGGCATTGTAAGTTACGACGAATGGAAAAAAGTAATGCATATTGCAGAAAGTAATGCAAATATTAAAAATGCATTACAAAGATTAATGACAATGTATTATATAGTAAAAGATGAAACGGAGTCGCAATGAGATTAAGTGTTAATGATATTGGCGGAGAAGTTGCTAAACAAGATGAAAGATATGTTGTAAAAGATAATACAACACTAAAGAATTTAGTAGTTAGTAGCACTAGACTACAACCACGCAAAGCAACATCAGGTCACAAGCACGAAGGCCAAGAAGAAGTATATTACTTTATTGAAGGTACTGGTAAGATGGAACTAGATGGTGATACTATCAAAGTTCAGCCTGGCGATGTTGTACTAATTGAAGATGGAGTATTCCATAGAGTACATGCAGGTATGTACGAAGAACTTTATTTTGTATGTGTGTTTGATGGAAGGAGATCACATTGAGAATTATAGCAGGACCTTGTCAACACGAAACACTTACAGAAAGTTTAATGATTGCTAAAGAGTGTCAACGTGTATGTGATAAACACGGCATTGAGTATTACTTTAAAGCAAGTTTTGACAAAGCAAATAGAAGTAGTATGCAAGGCAAGCGAGGTGTTGGATTAAATGCAACACTAACTGACTTTCAACAAATAAAAGACACAGTGGGCTCTAAGACGCTCACAGACGTTCATACAGTAGAGCAAATTAGTCACGTTACTACTTTCTTTAATAATGCTGTAGACGTACTACAAATACCCGCATTTCTTTGTAGACAAACTGACCTACTACAAGCGGCTTGTTCTACAGACAAAATAGTAAATATAAAGAAGGGACAATTCTTAGCTCCCTGGGATGTCAAAGGTATACTAAGCAAGTGTACAGACGCTAAAGAAGTTTGGATTACTGAGAGAGGAACAAGTTTTGGATACAATAGTCTTGTTGTGGATTATACTGGTCTTATCTATATGCTCGATAATTATGATTCTGATATTGTGTTTGATGTCACGCACTCTGTACAAAAACCCGGAGGACTGGGGGATAGTAGCGGCGGGAATCGTGATTACGTGCCTGGGCTCGCTCGTGCTGGGTCTGCTCTTGGGATCACTTCCTTCTTCCTCGAAGTCCACCCTATGCCTGATGACTCGCCAAGCGATGGTCCAAATATGCTTAGACTAGATGACTTTGAACAAGTAGTGGATGACTTAGTTAAATATCAATATGAACAATAAATTTCAAAATGCATGTAACGGAATAAAACAAGCCTGCCCACCTATATGGATGATGCGACAAGCAGGTAGATACCAAAAAGGTTACATGGCTATGAAAGAGCAATGGTCGTTTGAACAAATGTGTAAACTACCAAGACTAGCATGCGAAGTTGCTATGCTACCAATTAATCAGTTTGATTTTGATATTGCAATACTGTTTAGTGATATACTATTTCCTATTGAAGGATTAGGCGTACCATTAAAGTTTGATCCAGGTCCAAAGTTTGAATGGTTTATTAATGAAGAAAATTATAAAGATCATTCTAATATTGAACTTGCAGTAAAACATATGGAGTTCCAAGCAAGAGCAGTAACAGCAACAAGAGAAGCATTACCTGCTAAAAAAAGTTTAATAGGTTTTGTTGGCGGACCTTGGACACTGCTAAACTATGCTATAGGCAAAGATGCAAAAGTAAGTTTAGGTTGGAAAACAAAATATATGAATGAAGTTATTATGCCTTTGCTTGTACGTAATATTCATTTACAATTAGATGCCGGTGCTGAAAAGGTAATGATACTTGATAGTGGCGTAGGTAATATGAGCGAAAGCTATTTCAAAAAACATTATGTTAATACACTACAACCAATGATACAAACCGACACAGGGTATTATACACAGTACTTAAATCAAAAGTGCTTGCCTACTTTATATAAAATGGGTTGGGCAGGAATAGGAGTTGATAGTATAGTAGATATTACAAACACATTTAAAAAATACAACGACGGATTTATTCAAGGCAACTTTGATGAAAAACTTTTACTGTTACCTAAAGAAGAATGTAGATCACACATTGAAGATTTTTGTAACACAATGCAAAGAGTGGACCATACAGGTTGGGTTTGTGGACTAGGACATGGTATTCATAAAACTACACCAGAAGAAAATGTTCAAATGTTTGTAAGTATGATTAGAGAAAGGTTCAAATGAAAACAGCAATATTAATACCAGCAAGATTAAAGAGTACACGTTTAGCTGATAAGATGCTATGTGAACTTGACGGAGTACCACTTATTAAAAGAGTGTATGATATATGTAGTCAAACTGATTATGACACATATGTTGTTACAGACAGTTTAGAGATTGCAGAAATATGTCCTAGTTTTATTCTTACAGAAGAAGCACGTAACGGTACAGAAAGATGTGCAATGGCCGCAAAGCAATTAGATTATGATTACTATGTAAACGTACAAGGTGATATGCCTGACATTAGGCCCGACATGATTAACTTAGTAGCTGAACAATTAAAGCATGAATATTCTGTGACAACATTGTATACAGACATGCGTGAAGAAGAACAAAACAAACCCGATAGTGTAAAGTTAATTAGAAACGGCGACGAAGCACTATGGATGGGTAGAGGTATGACAGGTTACGGTGACTGGCATTTAGGTATATATGGATATGTTAAAGTTGCACTAGATATGTATCTACATTTAGATATATTTGTTGAAGAGACCGTAGAAAAACTAGAACAGTTGCGATGGTTAAAAAATGGATTTAAAATTGGTTGTTTTCATACAGATTTTAATGGTGTAGAAATAAACACACAGGAAGATATTCTTCTTTGGAATTACAAAAATAATGCTTGACTTTACTAGTAAAAGGTACTATAATTAAACTATGAATAAACTTCCAATTAAAGATATATTAGCCGCAGTTGACATGGGTGCATTAACAGTGTGGGATGAACTGTCAGATGAAGAACGCAAACAAGTAAGTTTCTACTTATTAAACAGATATGTTAGCAGTGTAAAGGGCGATAGAGAAAAGCAAGAACTTGCTGTATTCAAAACAAATGAATACTACAACAAAGGTTTCTTTGTATTACAAAAGCACAAAAAACTTTTATGGCAACTATTATGTTTAAGTGGTAACACAGGTAAGATTGCATATCACGAATGGATTGGTTATAAAAAGAAAACTGGAGACAACTCTAAAGCCGCAAAGTTTTTAAGTAATATGTTTCCTAATATGAAACAAGATGAGGTGGAATTACTTGCTAGAATATCTACAAAAAAAGAATTACGGGAATACGCAGAAGCCCACGGAACTGATAAAAAAGATGTCAATATCTAAACCATACAAATGCGAATACTGCGGAGCTTCTTTCACAAGAGAAAAAACTCTAGCTGTACATATGTGTGAGAAGAAAAGGCGTAGATTACAAAAAAATGAAAAACGTGTACAAACAGGATACTATGCATTTACCCGTTTTTATACAATAAGTGCAGGCACTAAAAAAGAAAAAACATATGAAGACTTTTGTGCAAGTCCTTATTACAATGCATTTGTAAAGTTTGGATCATTTGTAAACAATGTACGTCCTTTATATCCAGAGAAGTATATTGACTATGTTGTTACTTCAGGAGTTAAACTTGACCACTGGTGTCGTGATGCATTGTATGAAAAGTATGCAACAGAACTAGTACTTAAAGAAAGTATGGAAACTGCTATTGAGAGGTCAATACAAACTATGATGGATTGGGCTACTGAAGCTGAAGCACCTTGGAATGATTACTTTAGGTATGCAAGTTTAAATAGAGTTACTAGAGATATTAAGGACGGTAAAGTTAGTCCTTGGCTTATACTAAACTGTAACAGTGGAAAAGAAATGTTAAGCAAATTTAGTGATGAACAATTAGGATTTGTATATGAAGTAATAGAACCTAAACATTGGGCATTACGCTTCAGAAGAGCATCAAGCGATGTTGAAGTAGTAAAAGAAGTAGCTAGGGAAAGTAAATTATGAAAACACATTTATTAGGTAATGAACATCAATGGATTATTGAAACACACTATGATGATAGTGAAGAGTTTGATTATCACTGGGATAAGAAAGTTTTTCCAGCAGAAACACGTGAAGATGTAAGTGATCAAACTAGTACATACAGAGGTAAGCAGTGGAATATTCATCCACAAGCATTTTTAAATGAATGGAAGTATAAGCCATTTTTGCAGTCTAAAATAGACAAAGTAGGATTAAATATAGAGTTAACAGAGTTGTGTGCATTGTGGACAGTTGAGTATCGTAAAGGTGGTTGGCAGAAAGCACATAGGCACAGTGACCAAACTGCAAAGAAGATTAGTGCAGTATGTTACTTAACTGAACCTGATGAAGATACAACATCATTTCACGGAGCAACTTTTGCATACTTGTATGACGGTGAAGGTAACACACATGACTTATGTTACAAGCCTAATATAGGTGACGTACTAATATTAAAAAGCACAGTATTACATGGATCATATCCAGTAAGACAAAACAAAAGAGTATTTGTAGTTGACTACTTTTACAAAGATAAACAATAGGAGATTAATAATATGGAACTAGAACTTATTATTGCACCAGACGAAAGACTAGATACAGCAGTTACTAAAGAATGGGATTTTGATAATCCACAGTATGATGCAGTAGAACTTAAAGAGGCAATGATTGCAGTAATGATAAAGCATCGCGGTCTTGGGTTATCTGCAAACCAAGTAGGTATAATGGACGCAAGATGTTTTCTATTTCAAAACAATCAAGCAAACAACGACTATGATAGAAACGTATTAGCATTACATCCGTCATATGAAGTAGTTACAGAACATCCAGAAGTTGGAATGTTTGAAGGTTGTTTAAGTTTTCCAGATATAACATTGAGCATTGTTCGTCCAGCACGTATTAAAGCTAAATGGAAATCTATAGATGGAAAACAGTGGGAAGATGAATTGTATGGATACCAAGCACGTTGCTTTATGCATGAGATGGATCACTTAGATGGCATAAGCATGAACGAACACGTTTCACCTAAGATATGGAGAGAAGCTGTAGCAAATGCAGAAGCAAAGAAAACTTAAGAACGGAGTTACAGTGTATGAGCTTGATGAACCAGTTGAGCTTATAGTAAAAACAAGAGCGCCTATGAAGTGGAAACTAATTGATCAAGAAACAGGAGAAGAGTACGTTGGACAAACTCCTAAAGAAGGCCAACCTAACAGTTGGAGAAAACTATGATTAGAGATACTAAAGATAAGAAAGACTATACGATTCCGTCACCACAAGAACTACAACAACAACTTGATGAACGTATGGCTAAGTTTTTAGCAAAGGGTGGCAAGATAGAAAAAGTAGATCCTATGAAGCCTACAAAAGAACAATTAAAGAGTTGGACTGTATAAATGCCTGATATTGATATCGATTTTGCTGATAGAACGATTGCTCTTAAAAAGCTAACACATCGTGTGGCAAAATTAGATACAGGTAAAAAACATAACACTGGAGTGTATGTTACAGAATGTCCACACAATCCAGTTGATAACCTATGTACTGTTGATTACAAGACAGCAGAAGACAGAGGTTATTTTAAATTAGACTTTCTTAATGTAAGCATATACGATAAGGTAAGAGACGAAGAACACTTACGACACTTAATGAACAAGGAGCCGTTATGGGAACTGTTAGAAGAAAAAGACTTTTGCGATCTAGTGTTTCATGTATCAGGACATCACGAACTAATCAAAAAACTAAAGCCAAAGAATATCCCACAACTGGCCGCTGTATTGGCTATCATACGTCCAGCAAAGAGACATCTACAAGATAGCAATTGGAATACTATTACAGAACAAGTGTGGGCTAAACCAGAAGAAGGTTACTTCTTTAAGAAAGCACATGCTGTAAGTTATGCGGCCGCAGTAGTTGTACATATGAATTTAATCTGCGAAGGAGCATAACATTGAATTGGGAAGTAGAAGACTTTAGACGCAAAAAACCAAAACAAGATCCAGGGCCTTGGATAACATGGGCATGGCCAAGAGAACTAGTTGGAGCATATCTTTGGAGAATTATGTTTTGGACATTACTAGTTCCAATCTTAATATTTGGATCAATACTTACGCCAGCAGGATTCTTCCTACAATTACTAGTAATTGATTACTTCACTTATCTACAATATAAGAATAATATTACTTAGAGGGTTTTTTAAGTAACTGTACGCTTTTACGTTTCACTCGTTTTACAGATAACTTGTTAAGATTAACTGTAGGCCCTAAGGTTACTTTAACATCTTTGCTATTCATAGTCATCATAATATACTTAAACTGCTCCATATCTTTGTTTAAAAATATATTAATAGGAATCATTCTATTTGATTCCCACCACCAGTCTTCGCCTAGTTGTACAAACTTAGCTTTATCAACGTCAGATCGCAGATTGGTGTAGATGTACATGCTTGTTATAAAAGCATCTTGATTGTTAATGATTCCTATATATTCGTTGCCACCATACGTAACAACGCTTAAAAACGGAAATTTTTCTTCTATATCTTTTCTCAACATAATCCAATAAATACAACTAGTGTTAGGAAATTAATTATGCAACTAGTTACAAGATATTTAGCAACTAATCAATCGGTGGTAGTCTCAGATGGCTTTGCCGGCAACGTGGAGTATAGGAAAGTGTACCAGAATAATATAAAAGTTACTAAAGGGATAGACAATGTTATTACCTTTACAATTAAGAACAGCGACCATAAACCTGTATCAATACTTAATACATACATACCGTATGTAGAAGTGTTTACAGAAGATAAAGTAATGCTCAAGCGTTACACAGGAACTATTAAGGAAACTAGTACCCCAAACTACAAAGGACAGTTTACAATCAATATTACAGATGCTGATACATTGAATATTGATGGACAGTATATGAGTTATGTTGTATACCTTAATAAAACAGCTGATGCTACTAACACACTAACATATGCTGATTCACAATTTGGACCATCAGGTACAATTGAATTAATAGGCTCTGCTTTCCCAGGTGCTATTGATAGTAAGTCAGTATCAACATTTTTAGATGATACTAGCACAGTAGTAGATGCTGAACCACATATTAACAGCAACGAAGCTCTACACACTGCGGCTATATACTCAACAGGATTTGCTGGCACAGTAAAAGTACAAGGTACTTTAGGTGACAATACCAGCACTAGTTGGTTTGATATTACAACGGAAACGTTATCAACTCCAACAACTCCTCACTATGTGAACTTCAACGGAGTGTTTAGTAATTTACGTTTTGTAAAAACAAACGACTCTGGTAATGTAGGAAGCATAGATAAAATCTTAATTAGAAACTAGAAGGGTACAAGTAATGGAAAATCTAATTGCTGTCATCTTTCTGGCTATGGCCTCACATTCAAATGCAGAATTTATCGAACGAAGTAATGAACAGATCGCACAGGGATATAAATGGACATATGTAGGTAAGCAAGCACCATCGGGTGACCCTGCTATCACAATAAAGCCAGAACATGCTGACGAATTTATTTTGTTTAAATTGGTAAAATAATACTTGACATAGTGTATTAAAGATAGTATACTATGTAGTATGAGTATAGTCTTTGACACATTAACACAGTATTTGCCGCCGAAGCGTAAGACTACTCCTAGTGGTTGGACTTCGTTTAATGCACCTTGTTGTATACACAACGGAGATAGTGCAGATAAAAGACAACGTGGTGGATTAATATCTAACGGTGACGAAGGTGTAAGCTATCACTGTTTTAATTGTGGTTTCAAATGTAGTTGGCAACCAGGGCGTAACCTAAGTGGTAAAATGCGTAGACTACTACAATGGCTTAATGCACCTGATGATACTATTAATAAACTTGCACTTACTGTTATGCAAGAGAACGAAGGTATACAAACAACACAGCAGTTAGTAGAACTACCAACATTTAAAACTGTGCCACTACCAGATGATGCTATTAAGATTGCAGACATAACAGAATTTAACAAGTATAGTTTAGCAATACTTGAATACATGTCAACACGAGGACTTAACTTAGATGACACTGATTACTATTGGTCACCTAGTTTAGGATATCGTGATAGACTTATTATCCCATTCTTATATGAAAAACGTATTGTAGGCTGGACTGCTAGAACAGTACAAGCTGATAAACAACCTAAGTACATGAGTGAACAACAACCCGGCTTTGTATATGGATTAGATGAGCAAGGACATAACAAAGTATTTTGTATAGTATGTGAAGGTCCTATGGATGCTATACACATTGATGGTGTAGCACTTCTCGGATCAGAAGTAAAAGACCAACAAGCCATGCTAATTAATAGAGTAGGCAAACAAATTATTGTAGTACCTGATAGAGATCAAGCAGGTGCTAAGTTAATAGATCAAGCAATAGAGCTTGGATGGTCAGTTAGTTTACCAGAGTGGACTGACGACATTAATGACATTGGTGATGCTGTTGCAAAGTATGGTAGACTATATACATTGTATAGTATTGTTAATAACGCAGAGTCTAACGAACTTAAAATTAGACTACGGAGTAAAAAATGGTTAAGTGGATTAAAAGATTAATTGCTGATTACAAACGTAAGAAGGCATTAAAAAAGAAAATAGAAGAACTTAAAAAGAGAGATCCTTTTATCTACAAGTAAGGAGAGCTAAAAATTGATGACTGAATTTACTAAAGGAATAGTTAATGTTTTCAGACATAATATGGATGAAAGTCTAGCACTTGCAATAATCTATACTTGCGGCCATATTATAATAGCAATGAATGTTGTGTATTGGATGACTGGTGCAAGTATATGGGAAGCAGGTGCAGTAGCACTTGTTGAACCTTGTATCAATGGGGTATGGTTTTACGGATTACATAAACTATGG